TGGAGAATCTACTAGCAAATACCTTTCAGAACCTGCATTACTAAACTGTTTGATAACCAGAGGAGAGCAGACATGGTCTTCTGACGAATGGGGTCCTGATGTTAACCGTACCTTAGAGTTTGCATTCTTCCGTCAAGACTTAGTAGATCTTGAATTAGTACCCGAGGTTGGGGATTACATTTTTTACTATGAAAATTACTACGAAGTAGATGGAGTAAAAGAGAACCAGTACTTTGTAGGAAAGATACCAGAATATTCATACTCAGAAGGTCTACAAAATTACGGCTCTTCTATTTCAATCATATGCTCAGGTCATTTAGTGCCGGCAGATAAGTTAGGAATTTCAATAGAAAGATAATGAGTGATCAAATTAGAAAACCAGTACCTAAAAACCAAAGGCAGATCTCAGTAGATCACCAGGACCCTCTATTGCAAAATCCAAACAGTGCGGTTATTCCTTTACCACAGTTTAAAAACACAACAGACCCGGCAGTAATGAACACCTACCGGGCCCAGCAACTCTCACAAAGAGGGAATACAGTAAAACCTTATAATGTTGGGATTCAGGATATTGATGAATCTATTAAGTACTATTTTGAGAATGTAATCAAACCACAAGTTTTTCAGAACGGTGCTATGATCTCTATTCCATTAATTTACGGAAATCCGGAAAGATGGAATTCTGTTCAGAAGGACGGTTACTTTAGAGACAAAAACGGCAAGATAATGGCACCAGTCATTATGTACCGTCGGGCTTCTATGGAAAAAAATTACACCATCGGTAATAAACTAGACAGTAATAATCCTCTTAATTATGCAGTAGTATCCAAGGGTTACCAAAAGGGAAATGCTTATAGTAACTTCGATATACTAAATAATAGAAAACCTGTAGAAACCCGGGAGATAGTGGTAATACCTGATTATGTAACCTTGCAGTATGATTGTATCATCTGGACTTACTATATTGAACAGATGAATAAAATAGTCGAGTCTATCAATTATGCATCTAATGCATATTGGGGAGATCCTGCTAGGTTTAAATTCCATGCCCGGATTGATACTTTCACCAACAATGAAACCTTGAACCAGGGAGAGGAAAGATTAATAAAAACCAATTTCAGCATAAAGCTACACGGTTATATTATCCCAGATGTTATCAATCAAGATCTAGTCTCTGTAAAAAAAGACTTTACCAAAGGAAAAATCACAATAACTTCAGAGGTTACTAGTGATATTAATAGTATTCCATAAGCATTTTTTTGCTTGTTTGATTACTATTTATAACAGACTACTTATTAAATAATATAAAAAATGGCAGAAATTTTATTGAGTCCTGGCGTTTTAGCAAGAGAGAACGATACCTCGTTTGTAACCGCACAACCTGTTCAAGCAGGTGCTGCAATCTTAGGCCCTACAGCAAAAGGTCCTACAGTTCCAACAGTGGTAACTTCTTACTCTCAGTTTAAAAACGTATTTGGAGGATCTGTGCTATCAGGTTCAGACTATTACACTTACTTCACAAACATAGCAGCTTATAATTACTTCCAACAAGGAGGTGATTCGCTTTTAGTAGCTAGAATTACTAACGGCACTTACACATCAGCTACTTCATCTACAATCCCAACTGGATCTGGTGGACCTACTACCGGATTGTCTCCTTTTGTGTTAGAGACCTTATCTAAAGGTACTATCATGAACAGCACAGGACCTACAGGTGCTAATGGAACATTGGCTTCTGGATCTGCTGATAATATTAGATGGGAAGTTACTGGGGTTAATACAGCAAACGGAACCTTCTCATTACTAGTTAGACAAGGTAACGACACTCAGAATGCAAAGACAGTATTAGAAACTTGGAATAATCTTTCTTTAGATCCTAAAGCTTCTAACTTCATTTCAAGAGTAATTGGAGACCAAACACAGGTTGTTAGAACAGATGGTTCTTCTTACTATATTGATGTTACTGGTTCTTACACCAATGCATCTTCTTATGTAAGAGTATCGGCTGTTAACTACTTAACTCCTGATTACTTTGATAACAATGGAACAGCTAAGGCAGCTTACACTGGTTCTTTACCAACAGCAGCTTCTGGAACTTTTGGAAACGCTACAGGAACTCCTTTCACAGAAAGACAAGGTAAGTTCTACCAAAGTGCAGGTTTGACTTTAAATGCAGATTCTCAAGGAGTAACAGGTTCAGATTATGATACAATGTTGAATCTTTTAGCAAATCCTGACGAATACCAGTTTAACATTATTTCAGTACCTGGTTTGAATACCACTTCAGCACCTTCTGCTTTGACTACTGTGATTAATAATGCACAGAACAGAGGTGACAATATTGCAGTAATCGATGTAGCTCCTTACGGAACTTCAATCTCAACTACAACCACCAATGCAGCTGCTTACGATACTTCATATGCTGCTACTTACTGGCCTTGGGTACAGACAATTGATCCTGAATTAGGAGGTAATGTTTGGGTTCCTGCTTCAACTTTGATTCCTGCAGTTTATGCATTTAACGATAACGCTTCTGAGGCTTGGTTTGCACCTGCTGGATTTAACAGAGGTGGAATGTCAACAGTAACTAGAGCCGAGAGAAAATTATCTCAAGGGGACAGAGATACTCTTTATATTGCAAATGTTAACCCGATTGCTACTTTCCCAAATCAAGGAGTAGTGGTATTTGGACAAAAGACTTTGCAAAAAAGAGCTTCTGCTTTGGATAGAGTAAATGTAAGAAGATTGTTAATCGAATTGAAAGGATATATTTCTCAGATTGCAGATACTTTGGTGTTTGACCAAAATACAATTGCAACTAGAAATTCATTCCTAGCACAGGTTAACCCTTACTTAACTTCTGTACAACAGAGACAAGGTCTTTTTGCCTTCAAAGTAGTAATGGATGATAGTAATAACACCGCAGACGTAATTGACAGAAATCAATTAATCGGTCAAATATTACACCAACAGGAGCAACATTCCCAGGTTAATAGATAATACACACGTACAAAAAGAAGGTGCTGCATTAAACAGCACCTTTTTTGTTACCAGGGAGCCATTGGAGCTTTACATTGCCCGAATTCCAAATACGTAGATAGCCGTTCTGTAACATATTTTCATACTCGGAGAGGTTAGGGGAGTACGTTGCAAGTAGCTTTTGTAGTTTGTGTTTTTGGAACACTTGTCTAGGATATACTGTTGTGTTTTTAAAATAAAAATAATTAGGAGGAGTAAACTCCAGAAATTGAAAACCGGCGCTTAAATACAATAGGCCAGAACTCCAAGAACGATCAGCGAAGGTCAAGACTGACTGTGGATTCCTAGAAGTAATAAAATGTTTAAAGAGTTTAGAAAAACCGCCAACAACGTTAGTGTACCTTAGGTTAGCAAACCTAATAATCTCCCATTCATGCCGGTCTGAAAATCTGGGCTTACCTAAAGATAAAGCGCAAACAAGGGTACCATCAAAGAGTAACCCCAAACAGAGAGAGCTTCTAACATCTCCGTGTAGGTGATTTTGATCGAAAAAACGTCTCTTATCTTTGCTAGTTAGTTCAACAACTGTACATTTTCTGGCATAGGTGGAAGTTTTTAGTTTTTTGGTTTTACTAAGTAGCATAGATTCTACAATCTCTCGTTTATATAACCACTCATGTTCAAAAATATGAATCAGCTGAATTCCATGAGAAAGACAGAACCGGGTTTTTTTAAGGTGGTATTTTTTATCCTTCAACTGGTCGTTATGAAAATACAAACCGTTGAATTCGATTGCAAGATTAAGAGATGGGATATAAATATCTAATTCAAACTTTGGAGAAAGTAATCTAGAGTTGCTAAGAATATCAATACCAGGGAGGTAGTCAGACAGAAAAGATAAAATTTCAGAATGACCTTTAGAGGTTTTAGTATACTTAGTAGAACATTGCTTGCATTGAGGATGGTAGTTATTCATTAAAGTACAGCTCCAGACCCGGCCGCATTTTAGGCACTCAACTTCAAACTTATTACCGTTAATCTG